TGGCAATGTTTCGCATAGGCCAACATTCAGCGCAGGACCGCATTCCCTCGGCGGTAGGCGTAGTACCCCTACCCGTCAAAAAAGTAGGGGTAGGGGGAAAAGTCTCCTGAGGGTTACAATAGGCAACTATGGCAACCCTAAATTCGTACATCACAGACGTTCGCAGGCTTCTACACGATGCCAATGCGAACTTTTGGTCTAACGATGAGCTTACGGATTACATCAACGATGGGCGTGAACGCATAGTACGAGACACTGGTTGTCTTCGCACTCTTCAAATATCTGCTACACCCCTCGCGCCAGACGGTACTGCCGCAACAATCTGGTCTGCTGGACTTGCTGTCACCACAGGACAGTACATATTCTCAAATATCTTCATCTACCAGGTTACGGTAGGTGGGACGCTGGGAACTACAGCTCCTCCGTATCCAGCGTCAGGGACTAATTTCCCCCCGTCAACGGCTTTTACCAACGGCACAGCCACGCTGCTATACGCACAGAATGCAGAAATTATCCCGTTTGCGTCGTTGCCTAATGGTTCGCAGACTCTTGATGTACTTAACGTAACGATCTACTGGGGCAATTCTCGTATACCACTGCGTTATTTGCCGTGGACAAATTTCAATTCCCAGTTGCGTTACTGGCAAAACTACGTTGGCAGGCCCGTGTGCTTTTCAACGTATGGTCAACAGCAGATCTACATCTCTCCTGTCCCTGATCAATCTTATAGCATGGAGATTGACAGCGTAATTCTGCCTACTGCGTTGTCGTTGAACACCTCGTCTGCACCAGACACCATCCTAGATCCGTACACCGTTCCTGTGGCGTTCTACGCAGCCTACAAGGCAAAGTACAAGGAACAGAGTTACGGAGAATCTGAGATCTTTCTTCAGCAATACAACCGCCAAGTCCAGAGCGTATTGAATTCTGTGTTCACTCGCAGGATTCCAGACCCATACAGCAGCCCTTACTAGCATGGCTTCCCAAGAACAGAAAAAATCATATGCTGTTCTCAAGAAGTTCCGTGGGCTGAACACCAAAGCTAACCGGACTGCGATCAGCGACGATGAGTTCTCTTGGATAGAGAACGCGATGCCTATTGGCGATGCTAACATCAAGATCGTTCCTGCTCAGTCAGCAGTATCAAATAGCACTAGTCAGTCTGTCGTTTTTGCCAACACCGTTAGTTACCTAACGTCCACAAGCATCAACAACATTGACTACATTGTTGGGTTCCAAGCGAACGGAAGCGCACAGGCGTACAACCTGATAAGCAATGTGATGGTTTCTGTCACAGGCGCTGGAAACCTTAGTAGTGCAAACGTAGATTCAGCCCAATGGAAGAATGAACGTCTAATTATTGGTGATCCAGACAAAGGTTTGTCTAGTTGGGATGCCAATTCAGTAGTTTCTATAGGGTCTGTTGGCTTAATAGCCATCAGCAACCCTGGTAGCGGATACACATCTGCTCCTACTGTTGCCATATCCAGTCCTAACGATGCCAATGGCGTACAAGCAACCGCTACAGCCACTATTGTTACCGGATCTGGTGGCATACGGTCTATTTACGTTAATTCTGGTGGTTCTGGGTACACTGCGGTCCCGAATGTAACCATAGGCGCTCCTAACATCCCTGGCGGTACACAAGCAACAGCCGTGTGTAGCATCAGTGGTGGCGCTGTAGTTGCGGTATCAATGATTGAGAACGGCTCTGGCTACACCACAGTGCCTGCCGTAACCTTTTCTAGCGGTGCTGCTACCGCAACAGCCGTTATTTCTACTGGTGGCGTCAACAGCATAAGCCTGACAAACGCTGGAAGTGGGTATACAAGCCCTCCTACCGTTACTTTTACCGGCGGTGGAGGGTCTGGTGCTAATGCTCTCGCCCAGATTGTGACGTTCAAAACCGGCACAGTCAGCATTCTGCTCAACAATGGTGGTTCTGGCTATACGTCAGCCCCAACCGTGGCTATCAGCGGGGCCAATACAACCACTGCTACCGCTACAGCGATCGTTCTCGGAAATACTGTGTCATCAATTGTGATGACAAACCCAGGAGCTGGCTACACAACAGCCAATGTGACCATCTCCGGTGGTGGAGCGACGGCTAATGCTACTGCTACAGCGGTAGTCAACACAGACCAGATCGTGTCTGTAGCGACGTTCTCAGGCCGTGTATGGGTTGCGGCAGGTAGAACCGTATACTATTCGGCAGCAGACTCTTACAGCGACTTTACAAGCATTTCTGCGGGATCTTTTACTCTCAAAGACTCCACACTGCACGGGAATATCCGGGCATTGCTGTCTGCCAACAACTTTCTGTACATTTTTGGTGATGACAGCATCAACGTATTCTCTGACGTTAGGGTTGACACCAACGGTCAGACGCTTTTTACCAACACCAACGTCTCTGCCAGCGTAGGAACCAAGCGTATCTACGCTATTTTCCCGTTTTTCCGCTCTGTGTTGTTCATGAACGACTATGGAATCTATTCTCTAGTCGGTTCTACCACCAGCAAGTTATCAGACCCTCTTGACGGCATATTTCCGTACATTGACTTCTCACAACCAGTCACTGGTGGGCAAGTTCTGCTCAACAACATCCTATGCGCGGCATTCAACTTCACTTACAACGACCAGGCAAATGGAGCGAGGCAGGTCCAGGCGGTGTTCTTCGAGAAGAAATGGTTCATCACCTCCCAAGGCACGTTAAATTACATCACTTCCGTCCCTTTGGCAGGGATGATAAATTCTTACGGTGTAAGCGACCGATCTCTCTACAAGCTCTACGCTAACAGCACGTCTAACATTGCTAGTATGGTGCAGACCGCGCTCATGCCTATGGGCGATCCTATCCGCACCAAGCAGGCGTTGAAGTTTGGAGTAGAGTCAACATTCAATACTGGTGCAACCATCTATGTAACGGTAGATAGTGAACTAGGGTCTAGTCCCCAGTATGCGTTGACCAACTTTGTTACCTGGACGAACAACGCTAATACAGTTATCCCGTGGTCAAACAATTCAAACGTGATCCTTAATTGGATAAACGGCTACACTTACTACCTGTACAAGTCAGATGCCCAGCAGTATGGCAAGTATCTAGGCTTGACAATTACTAGTAACAACGCTGCTTACACTTACAATACCTTTGAATTTGAACACGAATTAAGAGTAAGGTTCTAAAATGCCAGTCGCATATCAATTTGCTAACGCATCTACTACAATACCGCTTGCTCAGTTAGATACTAACTTTGCAACACCGATAACTCTGGGTAACACTAGTATCCAGCTCGGTAATTCGGTTAGTACGCTCAACAACATGACGTTGGCGAACGTAACCATCACCAGTGGAAACGTAGCATTTACAAATGTGACGGTAACAACTGCCAATGTCGCTACTGCAAACATTGGAAATCTTGTTGTCACTGGCACTGCCAGCCTTTCTTCTCCTCTGCCTGTTGCCAGCGGAGGTACTGGAGTAACGTCTAGCACCGGAACTGGGTCAAACGTACTCAACACAAGCCCTGTTATAACGAGCCCAACACTCATCACGCCTGTGTTGGGTACGCCCACATCTGGGAATCTTGTAAACGCTGTTGGATTGCCTCTGACCACGGGTGTTACCGGGACTTTGCCAGCAGGCAACGGAGGAACAGGACTTGTTTCTCCAGGAACTACAGGGAATGTTCTGACCAGCACCGGATCTGCGTGGATTTCTACTAATCCTGCTGCTGGAACTGGTGTAACTGCAATATCTTTTGGGTCAACTGGCCTGACGCCCTCTACATCTACTAGTGGGAACGTAACGGTTGCAGGAACTCTGTTAGTGGCAAGCGGAGGCACGGGCGTTGCCGCTAGTACTGGTACGGTTGCAGTAGTTCTTAACAACAGTCCGATCATCACAAGTCCAACTCTTATTACTCCTGCTCTTGGAACTCCAACATCAGGCAGTCTTGTTGCAACAACGAACATTCCTGTTGCAAATGCAACTGGCACGTTGCTTGTTGGCAATGGCGGTACTGGTCTTTCGTCATTGACTTCCAACAGTGTGTTGTTGGGCAACGGGTCATCGACAATACAATTTGTCTCACCCGGAACTACCGGCAACGTATTAACGTCAAACGGTACTACTTGGTCATCTTCTGCGCCTGCCGGTGGTGGAAGTGCGATGACGTTGATTAGCACCTTGACAGCAAGTAGTAGTGCTACTCTTTCTTGGACAGGACTGAGCGGATATAGCAAATATTTATTGATACTTCAAAATATAATTCCCGCTACTAACAACACTACTCTGTATTTGCAATTTGGGACTGGATCAGGGCCAACATATATTACATCTTCATATTATTGGAGCGTAGAAAGCATAGGCATATCAGCTTCATCCAACACTGGAGGTTCCAGCGTTTCACAAATTGGTATTTCATCGAGTGTAGTTAATTCTGGCACTGGTCTTAGCGGATTTGCTCACATTACAGGAATGAATTCTGGATCTTATGCGGCTGTGAATTTTCATGATTTTTACGTTCCTGGCATAACATCTGCCGTTACATATGTTGGAGGTGGCACTCAAAATACTGACACTAACGCAAAAACGGCAATACAAATTTATATGAACAGTGGAAACATAAATACTGGCACTGCATCTCTCTACGGCATCTCTTCATAAGGACAAATGATGGCACTCAACGACCAAATCCAAGCCTATTTGTCACAGAACAATATTGTCTATTCTTCAGGTGATTACCAGACAGGACAACCAGCAGGTCAACCAGACCAAGTGCTGGTGTGGAACACAGACAAACTAGGTACGCAGCCTACTCAAGACCAACTAGATGCTGCGTGGAATGCCAAAATTGCAGCAGACAACGCAGTAGCCTACCAAGCCAAGAGGGCTGCTGAGTATCCTGATTTCCGTGATTACCTAGACGGGATTGTCAAAGGTGATCAAGTTCAAGTACAGGCATACATAGATGCCTGTCTTGCCGTAAAAGCAAAGTACCCTAAAGGTTAAGTAGAAAATGGGAATTCAAGCCTTTACCCCTATGGGGAACACAATAACCTTCACGGCTACCGCCAGTTCTCCCACAACTTCCGTGCAAGCTGCGTCTACAACCCTTGGCGGGAACCAGTACCGGATCATCAACAGCGGTAACGTGACGGTGTTTATGGGGTACGGGCAGGCTAACGCAAGTGCGGTAGCTAACGCAGTGGTTGTCACGAGCACTCAGTCATCTATCCCGCTACTGTCAGGCACAGACGAGATATTGACGTTCACGCCTAATGCTTACTTTGCCGGGATCACCAGCAGTGGTAATGCTGTTGTGTACATCACTCCAGGAGACGGGGTATAACATGGTCTTAAAAACTGTTTCTACTCTTGGTGCTACTGGTGGCGGTGGAACAGTTACTGCTGTTACCGGCAGCGGCAATATCGCATCTAGCGGCGGCACGACTCCAAACATTACGTTTACGGGGACGCTGCCAGTTGCTAACGGTGGGACAAACCTAACCTCCTTCACCGCCAACGGGGTGGTATACGCATCTAGTTCTAGTGCGTTGGCTACTGGGTCGGCGCTGACGTTTAATGGGACTATTTTTGGCGTTGGTTCTGGTGCTACTGGTGGTTATGGTGTTTTTCAAGTTCGCGGTGGTTTTGCTTATGTAAACGAAGATGGATCAAACACCAAACAACTTTACTTGCGATCAGATTACGGTGGAAATGGCCCTGCAATTCAAGTTGGTGGCACAGATCCATTACAATTCATTTTAAATTCTGCAGAACAAATGCGCCTGACCAGCACGGGGCTGGGTATTGGGACGAGTTCGCCAGCAACAAAATTAGATGTTGTCAATGCTGCTAATCGGGTTGCACGACTGGGTGGTTTTCAGTTTTCTGGCACAACTTCTAGTGCAGACGGAGGCAATAACCTTTTAGGTAGCGGTGTTTATTGGAATGGCTCTAATCTTACTGCAACACAAACATCTGGCGCAGTTGTCCAACTTGGCAATGGAGCGATTGCATTTCAGGCACTATCAGGTTTAACAGCGGGAAGCACTTACTCTTATGCCCCGCAAATGACCCTCGACTCCTCCGGAAACTTTGGTCTGGGGGTTACGCCGAGTGCTTGGAGTGGTTCAATTAGCAAAGCATTGGAATTTGCTAATGGTGTTGCAATTGTTCAAGGTTATGGGGTTTGCTACCAGCCTGTGAACGCTTACAACAACGGAACAAACTGGATTTATAAAAATAGTTCTGTTGCTTCAATGTATCAAAATGGAGCAGGCGCTCATTATTGGTATATCGCCCCCTCCGGCACAGCAGGTAATTCAATCACATTCACACAGGCGATGACGCTGGATGCGAATGGGAATCTTCTGGTTGGTACGACAAGTGCGACCGGCACATTGTCAGTTAACGGAGCAATTGCCAACGTCGGCTCAACTAGTTCTTCATCATTTTCTGGAACTTCAACAATTATCAACGCTTCTGCATCTTCGGCGGCGGCTGGTACACACGGCTCAAGTCTTGTTTTCGCACAGTCTTGGGCAAGTTCGGTGCCGACATCTACTATTGCTACCGGGCAAATTACCGGAGTAAAAATAGCTGGTGATGGGACCTTTGGTGGCGGTCTTGCTTTCTGGACATCAAACGGAGCCGGAAATAATCTTTTAGAACGGATGCGTATCGACTCCTCCGGCAACCTTGGTATTGGGACGACCTCCCCTAACGCATCAGCCATCCTAGACGCTCAAAGCACTACCAAGGGCGTGCGGATGCCCAACATGACTACAACGCAGAAGAATGCGATTAGTAGTCCTGCTGCCGGTTTGATGGTGTTTGATACGACGTTGGCAAAATTGTGTGTTTACAGCGGCTCTGCTTGGCAGACTATTACTTCGGTTTAAGGGCTAACATGATTCAAATTGATGGGAAAACAGTTGATTTGACAAAGCCCCAGACATGGGGAAATTCAATCCAAATTAAACCCAATGGTTTTATTCAACAGACCAAAAACGGCGTGACAACTATTGTTCAG